TCTACGCTATCCTCTGGGCCACCGATTCCATTGGGTGTAACCCAACAATATTGCGTTTTATCCTCTACAAACATAATTAGACCCCTTTCATCGCTGCTTTCCGTTTATCAATTGTTTCTCTTCGCCTAATACCACCTAATCTATTGCCACACGCTCGACTGCAACATAATTGGCGTTTGTTGTAATTCGTGCAAGTGAATGTTTTCCCGCAAATTACACATTTTTTTGTGTAATTCTGTTTGTGCATTTCCCGCTTATAATTGTGTGTTGTATATTTGCAGTCGCTCATTGGCGTATCATTCCATACATCGAGATGAGCCAAGAATGTCGGAATTTTGCGTTCAAAACGCTCTGATAGTCTATTCATAATCGTTAGGCTCCGCGTTCTCTATCGCACCGATAAGCGCTCTTTTGTATCCGATAAACGCTCTTTTGTATCCGATAAGCGTTTTTGCGCTATCTTTTGCTATGCAGTTAAGAATTTCCTCAGCCACACCAGTAGCAAAAGATAAGCACTCGATAGAATTGCAATCTTTAACTTCAATATCTAACTCGAACATGTTATTCTTGCCATATTCTGCCTTAATGTATCCCATATTATCCCCCTTAATCTGCAATTTCTGCACATACGTATTTCAATATAATTTCATTTGTGATGATTTCTTTCACGTTGGCGATATGGCCGCAATCAATCGTAATTTGATTATTGATTACCTCTTGAATGGCGGTCGCTTTATCAATTGCGTCGCTTTCCGATGTAGCTGCTATAACCGCCTCTATATCAATTTCGCCTTTTAGGCGTAGTCTGTACTCTGTTTCGTTCATGTGTGTGGTTTCCTTTCATCATTAACTTTCGATATTCGATATATGAGATTGAGGTAGGGGCTTTTGGTTTCGCCTTAGCCCCTCTCTTGGCAACTTGTCGGCGTTTTGGCTTTTGAGTGGTGTCGCACTCTCTAGCTTTTGCCTTGGCATATTCCTCGCATAAGATACTTGATTCGGCAATTTGATGAATTGCAATCACTACTCTAGGATTGGCCTTATCAAGCCCTACGATTTCCGAGCCGTCATAATTCACGATGTATTTATCGTTTTCAATCACGCCAGCGTCTTGCAATATGTCAGAAGTGGCCTGTAACAGGCCAACCAAATCGGGCCAGCTCCGTCTGTCTTGTAAATAATAACGGCAACATACTGAGATTGGTCCTTGAACAGTGCCAACATGTGCCAGCTGCAACAATGCCGCCTTTTCGTATCGAATAAATGCGTCCGAGGGTAGGAGTTTTGTGATATTGCCCATTATCACAATGCGGGCGCTGTTCTTTTTCGTCCTTGGTTGGCCGTGAATTACAATTTCCAAGATTTCACCTCTATATCAATTCTTAAAAAATACAAGCCAGATTGTTTTACCTCTACGCTGCCCGATAAGCGGCTCACAAGGGAATAATTTTTTCACCATTGAAAAAGATACTTGCTGCTCATTCCATTTAAAAATCATAGTTCCGTTTGTTTTTAACACTCGCCAACATTCTGCAAGCCCTTGCTGTATATCTTCCTGCCATGTATTTTTTAAGGTCCCATATTTTAGGCTTAAAAATGACGTATCTCCAGCACTTACTAAATGAGGCGGGTCAAAAATGACTAGGTAAAAAGTTTCATTTTCAAACGGCATTTTTTGAAAATCTTCTATTATATCTGGTCTTACAATTAAACGCCTGCCGTCGCATAAAGTCGTATCCGCTATTCGATTATCCATATAAACAGTGTTTACATTTTCTTTGTCGAACCAAAACATTTTACTTCCACAACACGCGTCTAAAATTTTCATTCGTTGTAATCACCTCTATGTCTTTTGTATTAATTTTTAATTTGGCGTTGATTTCCGCCCCGTCTTGCCCTCTGTAATATTTCTCGCGAGTATTTTATCGTCGAAAAATTTAAACGAGCATACAGGGCGAATAAATCAATTTTCTAATCTGTGAGACTGCCCCATGAACACCGCAATTTTATACTCGCCTCGTAAGCGGTCATATATGCGGCCGCTGTAATTGTCCTTAGTCCATTGGTCGCTGTAGTTTGTGGTAATGATAATCGGCCTCATGCTGTTGTATCGTTCAATGATGATACTTTCGACTTTAGCCGCTACCCAATCCGATTTAGAATACTCAGCACCGAAGTCATCAAGCAATAACATCGGGATATGTTTCAGCTTTTGCTCATAGGCAAGGTACGCCACTCTATCGCCCTTTGATAAGGTGAGCATAGTGTCAAGCAGGTTAGGCATGGAAATCATCATTGCCACTGTGTTTAACTTCATCACCTCTTTCAAAATGCATACAGCGAGCGACGTCTTGCCTGTGCCAGCGGGCCCCCTTAATATGAGGCCCTTTCCTGTATTCATATACTCCGCCAGATTATCCCTGTAATCCTTAACAATGGCATACGCCTCTTTATTGGCGTTTTGAAATGTGCCATTTTCTTTGAGCCATTCAAAACTCATGCCGTAGTAACGTTTAGGAATGCCAGCAGCTGCATATGTTTCATTGATGTTCGAGCGGATTACAATCGGCTTATCATAGATTGGCTTAAAAAACTCAATCTTTTCCGTAGGTCTTGGCCACCTCTTGTTCCCAGTCAACTTGCTCGTCTTTTCTAGTAGCCGTTCGATTGCCGCCTCTATGTCCATTTGTTCCATTTTCCAACCTCTGATTTTTCAAAATCCCCTCAACATATTGCACCCGTGATTTCCCTCGTTCTTTTGCTATGCGTAAGGCGTCCGCTACATTGACAAGGCCATATTCAGCGATAAGGTCATCAAGTGAGCCTTTTACAAAAGAGGAAATTACTCCGAAAGAGTTCGTCCAGAAATCATAGATATCGATATTTGACATAGGGGTAAGAGATTGAAAATTTTCGATTTCTTTATTTTCTCTAGTTGTAGATATACTTATATCTCTATCTCTGTGTTCTATCTCTATATCTTTCTCTTTATCTAACTCTTTCTCTATCTCTATCTCTCCGTTACATAAATGTTTCACTTGCGTTACATCGGCGTTACATTGTAACGCTTTTTGTTTCTCTCGGTGCCTGCGAACCCTTGCAGCTACTGCTGTTTCGCACCCTGTACTATTTTTTGTATCAGGAAGATAATATTCATCGTCGGAACGCATTTCTAACAAGCCACTATTTAGCAAATATGTGATAGTTATTTGTACGTTTTCCTCGCTTTCGTCTAGGTCAAGCGCCACCTCAGCGGCGAAATCTTCCTCTAATCCGTCAAAATATAGCTTGCCCTCGCTCATAATCGAGCGTAGCAACATTTTCAAATAGATGATTGTATAAGTGTCGCCGCCAGCGATTTTTCTCAAACGCTTGATTTCTTTACGTTGAAAAAAATCCTTGTGCAGTTTCAACCAAAAATATCGCTTAGGTTCTGCCATGTTGCTCCTTTCTATTTGACAGGCGATAACGTTATATAATCTCTATCGCTCGTCTTGCCATATATCCCAATCTGTAGGCCGTAGTCTAAAATGCTTTTTACTGTATTGGCTGGCACGCCTGTCTCCTTTTCTACTCGCACCATAAACGTAGGTGTGTAAGGAATATAAAAGGCCCTTAATGATTCGATAAAATCCCTTACTTTCACCCAGTCAGCACCGAATTGAGCGAGCATTTTATCATTATTTGTCGCCATTATTTACTACCTCGCCAGTTTCAGCGTCGATAACCTCGCCGCCTACAATATAGGTATCGTGATTTTCTGCAGGTTTGTCCGTCGATTCCTCTGCTTCGGTTTCTGCGTCGATAGTTTCACCGCTGAAAATGACATCGAAATCGCCGTCATTATTCATGTTAATCACGCCGCCGTCATTGGCGAGCGCTTGGCTCATCTGAACACTTTCAATACTCAACGGGCCGTATTTGGATAATAGGCGTTTTAGTACAGTTTTCTCAGCCATGACATCAAAATCTGCAATGCCCCATTTTGCGGTGCCGCCTTTGTAGTTCTTACTATATTTCTTGGCGTGCGCCTGCATTTCGTCGAGCGTCATGTATAGCATTTTTTCAAAGCCGTTTGTAAGTCTGAAATAGGCTAGGTATCCGATGACTTTATCGCTTGTACGTTCGCCGAATCTGAATTTATCAATCAGTCTGTTCTCGTACTCGAGTTCGCCCTCGTATACAGTTTTTGCACCAATATCAACATATTGGCCGCTGCGTTGGGCTAGTTGGATATAGCCCTTATATCCGAGTTGGAATTGAGCCTCACCCTTATAAGGCACGATGTAAGCGAACCCAAGAGATTGATTGATTGGCAAGTCTAACATGGCCGCCTGTGCAGCTGCACCGATGACTGTTGAGGGGTTAGCTTGCATAAGGTAATTATTACTATTCGTAACGGCGATAATGCTCGAGATAAATCCAGCTGCCTTTTTGCCGAGCATTTCTTCAAATTTCTTCTTGAAAGTTGGCGTTTCGAGCATACCTTTTACTGTCTTAGCCTCTTTTTGGGCTATGACATTGCTTTTCTTTAATTCAATTCCTGTTGTAGTTGCCATTATTATTTATCCTCGCTTTCTGGGAATGCGTCGCCTTTTACGCCTGCCACATATGCACGTAATGCGGTGATTTCTGCTTTTAATTCGGCAATATCTCTTTCGCGATTCTCAACTCGCATATTGCTATATCTGAGGTCGGATTCTAAACGTTTTACCTCTTCATTTAGTCTCGCGATTTCAGCAAGTAAATGCTTTCTTTTTGGTTTTGTTTCTACTGTTTCAATTTCTTTGTTTTCTGTATTTTCCATTATTTTTTATCCCCTATTACAAATAATTTATTTTCAAAATCGATATATACAGCTTTTGCCTCGGCTGTATACTGAGTTATATTTACGGGCGTCTCGATGTGTACATTGAAATCATAAGGAACAGCCTCGAGCAGTTTTCTCAAATCACATGTTTTCATTATTTGATGTCCATTCTGCGGCTAGGTTCGCCGACTTTAATATACTTTTTATGCAGTTCGGGGTAATCGTCCTTGAACGCTTTGGCGTCGAATGTTTCGCGCGGTTTCGTGGATTTCCATGAAACAAAATGCTCGCCGTATGTGGCTTTTTCGTTATCTTTCAAGAAATCTTTCATCACGTTTTCAATGCCGCGCTTTTTAGTTTCTAACTCGGATAGTTGATTTTTGATTTCTAAATAATCAATAATCATATTCCCGTAGTTAGCAGGTAGTTCCACGCTTTGGCCGTTGCTCTTTTGATAGAGCTTTTTGAGTGCGTTTTCGCATTGTTTCGTATCGTCTGGCGCTGGCATGGTCTTACTTTCGACTAATTCCCAGAATGCTGCCCCAGTATCGATAATTGCAGCTATAACTTCCTCATTGCGCTTGATTTCCTTATAGTGGAATGTATTTCCGCCTACGAGGCAAGCTATCCACCAGCTAGATTTGCCAGTAACAGCCATGTAATGCTGACATTGGATATAATAGGCGTCTGGCACATTGTCGCCGTCCCATTCATTA